ATGGCTTCATTTAGACAACGCAACGATACATGGCGAGCCGAGATAAGTGTAAACGGAATTCGCGAAAGTGCAACCTTTGATACAAAAGCACAGGCTAGGGCTTGGGCCTCAAAACGTGAGACTCAATTACGCGAACAGTCACATGGAAAACTTCCGGACCATTCATTTTTAGAAGCAATTGAACGCTATCTTAATGAAGTAAGTATAAAGAAGAAAACTCATGAGAATGAAGTCAAGCGAATGGCTTTCTTTAAGCGTGAGTATAAAAAGCTATGTCAAAAACAGTTGTCAAAAGTTACCACTGACGATTTAGTCCAATGGCGTGACTCCCGGTTAAAAGAGGTGCAGGGTGCTACTGTCAGACGTGAAGCAAATATTTTAGCTTCTTTATTTACTGTTGCCCGGAAAGAATGGAAGTGGATTAAAGAGTCTCCAATGGCCGACTTGACTTTACCCCCACCATCAAAGCACCGTGATAGACGAATTGCCCAAGATGAAATTGATAGATTATGTCTTGCAGCAAATTGGGATAACAATGTACCAGTAAATTCAACTCAGCAAATTATTATTGCCTTTCTCTTTGCGATTGAGACAGCTATGCGCGCTGGTGAGATTGTTGGCTTGACTTGGGATCGTGTTTATTTAAAAGATAGATATTTAGTTTTAAATGAAACAAAGAATGGTACTAAACGAAATGTACCACTATCTAAGCGTGCTGTTGAGTTACTTACTTTATTAAAAGGTCTTGATAAAAAGCAGGTCTTTACTTGTAATTCCCAAAGCTTTGATACGCTTTGGCGTAAATTGAGAGATAGATGTCAAATCACTGACTTGCACTTTCATGACACACGCCATGAAGCTTGTACACGCCTTGCAAGGAAATTAGAAGTTTTAGACTTGGCCCGTATGATTGGGCATAAAGACTTAAGAAGTCTGATGGTCTATTACAATGCTACTGCAAGCGAAATTGCAACGAGGCTTGATTAGCCTCGTTTGCGTGGTCTTCCTTTCTTTGGCTCATCATCTGACTGTTCGTTCAGCCAGTTTGACAACTCTGCCAAGTTCCATCGTCTTCCTTGACCGCACTTAATAACATAGCGCGGTTTAGGGAAGGTTGGCAGGCAGCAAACTGCTGCCTTGAAGTGAACATCTTTATAGCCCAAATATTCTGCTGCTTGTAAATCATTAAGCCAAATTTCTGATGGTGGTAACGCTACAACAAAGTTACTACCAATATTTGCAATCGCTGTCATTTCACCCCTCCTTACTTTCCGCTTTCATAAAAGTAATCCAATGTGTATTGCTACGTTTCCCGCTAATGTGTCCAAACAATGGTTTTTGATCTGTCAGTTCTAAAAGTTCACTAACTTTGATTTGTGTTTCATTCCATTTGAAAATTAAAACACCACCATTGGCCAACACACGAAAGCATTCTGCAAAACCTTTGCGAATATCTTCGCGCCAATCTTCTGACAACTTCCCATACTTAGCAGCTAACCAACTTTGCTTTCCTGCTTTCATAAGGTGAGGAGGGTCAAACACCACTAAAGTAAATTGGCCATCATTAAAAGGCATGTCGCGAAAGTCCATCATCACATCCGGCTCAATCACTAAAGAACGACCATCACATAATGTATGTTCTTCTTTTCTGATATCGCCATATACTACATTTGGATTTTGACGATCAAACCACATCATACGAGAGCCACAGCATGGATCTAAAATTTGTGCATTCATCCCTCAGCTCCCGATTCGTTTTCCAGCTTCATTGCACCTTCTTCTGGATACTCACTTATATAAACGTAGTAACCACTGCCGCTATGAGCTTCATCAAACCAAGCAATTGTTAATTCGGTTTCTAAAAGTTCTGGATCTTTGTTTGGTGCGCCAAAGTTTGCTGCTGCATATAATTGCTCACAGGTTAAGTAAATCTTTTTCTCCGGCACCGCCTGAGCTTTGGCTTTTTCTAGCTCTGCATCACGATGCTTTGCACATCTAAGCCAAGCATCCCAACGTCTATTCATGTTGCTTATCTCTTTCTGAGCAATTTCAGAAGGATTATTTGATCTAGTCATAAACAGTTCATGCTCATGACTAAAAATAATGTCTCTTCTTCCTTTGTAATATTGGAAGGTATTCAGAAAAGCCTCTCTTTCCTTATTCAAATCTGTCATTAGCCTTCTCCCAGAAAAGTTGTCTCTAACCACCAGCTCTTATTTTCCTGAAGATATTTTTCATGATCTTCTTTACTGCCTTGCCACTCTTCAAAAGTAATCGCATCGGCAATGAATTGACCTACTGTAGGGAAGGCTTGTAAAGCTTCTTTCTTAAGACGATATACAAGCTGCTTACCAATTTTTGAGATGGAACAGGATGGAGAAGTTCTGAATCAGGTTCTTCAGGAATATTCACTGCCCAAAGTTTTGTATTATTCAAATCTGTCATGCTGCTGTCCTCACCAAACTAAAAATGCGATTACTTCTGTTCCTTCATCTTTAGAAGCAACATGTTTATATTCCTGATAGTAGGATGATGTTGAGATCATCCCCGTATCCTCATTAATCCACTCTCGGTTTCTCTGAGCACAGTCACTATCAAGCTCAACCTCATTCAAGTTATTAATAAATTGCTCTTTTGTTTCATCTTGGCATTCTTCAGTTGAGCCATAGTTTTCGACGAAATAGTTGTAGACATCTTCTTTTGATTTGGCTGCATAAACAGCTTCATCAGGATTTGTAAAAATCTTATATCCGTTTATTTCTAAGTCGTTCATGCTGCCACCTTCAGTGTTTTAATTGCGTCATCTATAGCTTTGTTGAAGTTGCGAACATCTTGCTCTAGTGCTTCGATAGCCAAGTCTTTCGCAAACACACGAATAATGATGATCTGTAGTCCTTCTGGTAAACGTGAGTCATAGCTCACAAAGTCACACCATTCACGACGAGTACAAGCCAATTGACTAGTGATTTGCGGGATGTACTCATCTGGCACTTGCTTAGTCAGCAAGGTATTCAAATGCGTTGTAGTGTCTGGGCACTTAACTTCGATTTGACCATCTTCATTAACAAGCCCATCTGGTGAAGCCCCAAACATTTCAATGAAAGGGTGATCTATTAGGCCTGTTCCAACTACAAAGTTACCCGTTTCATTTTCATAAGCTGCTATTGCATGAGGCTCGTTATCGATACCCCATTGCATAACTTGGTTTGTGAAGATTTCCTTCTTAACGCCAGTTAGGCGCTCAGCTAGAATGATTAAACCCAATGCATTTAAAGCTTTGCCTTTATTTGGCTTTGCATTTAAATCCTTTACACGGCTTGCTGTGACTTTGCCACAGCGTTCCGAATGCCAATCTTCACTACGCTGGAGAATGTTCATACACTTGCCCTTGTGGTTGATCAGCATTTTGTGCTGCTTCTTTTAATGAAGCGCTATGCTTAGTCCAGAAGTATTTTTGCAGTCGCCCTGAGGCAATTCAGCGTAGCCAGTTTGCAAGGCTTCTGTGCCTTCCATTGCCAAAGCGCGCATGTTATCTAAATGCTGCTGCTCATAGGCTTCATAACCTTGAGGGACATCTGAACTAACAGTCTGAACGGTAGGGATATGACAATCATCAATACGACGAGCTTCGTCTTCGTCATAAATACCTGAGAAGCCGAAGGCAACACGGGCACATTGAATTAAAGCCTTATGACGTAGCATCCGTTTTGGGTATTTTTTCCAAGGTTCTGAATTACCCTGACACTCGGATAAATACTCAGTCACAACAGTAGGGTGGTTGCGGTCTTTACGGAAAATCTTGCATGTGCATGACTCATCATCTTGTTCAAACTGGATACCATCACATACAGGATTGTCATTAATAATGCGTGCCCATCCATCAATACCAACAACTGGTGTGATGCCGCCACCTTTGGCAGGGAATGCATAAATTTCTTTTGTAAAAGGATTTAGCTTGTACTGGTTTGCAACAATTAATAGAGAAAGAAATTCATCATTTGTTGCTTTCTTAAATACTGTATTAACAAGAGTATTTGCTAACTCAGCAGGATCAACATCTTGCATATTAAAAGCTGATGCAATCTTGCTAACTTGTGACAAAACAATATTACTCATCTTTTAATCCTCAAAAATTAATAGATACATGTGGAACTAAGCCTTTATTGATTGCTTGCAAAATCTCTTTGCCTTTTGCTTCATCAATACCTAAAGCCAATAAACCTTTAAGTGCTTCATTACAGATTTTTTTACGGTGAGCTTGGTTAGCTTGGCGCGCTTCTTCTGCTTGGCGTTCTGCTTCAAGCTTCGCAGCTTGTTCAGCTTCAATACGTTTACGTTCTGCTTCGGCAGCATGTTGTGCACGTAATTCAGCCGCTTCTTTTCAGCAACTAAACGAGCTTCACGTTCAGAGGCTTCACGTTTTTCACGCTCTGCTTTTGCAATAGCTTCTTGTTTTTCACGTTCCACACGATCAGCTTCTTCTTTGGCTTTACGTTCAGCTTCAAGGCGGGCTTTTTCAGCAGCTTCATGTGCAATACGTTCTTCATGTTCACGTTGTAAGCGTTCTTGTTCAGCTTTGCGTAGGCGTTCAAGTTCAGCAGATTCGGCTTCAAACTTTTCACGATCAACAAGGGCGGCTCTCAACCTTTCTAAAGTCTCAAGCTTTGCAAGTTTTGCTTCTTGTTCATATTCTTCGAATGAAGCATCTACTTCAAAACTTTCAAGCTCAATAATGCGGTTTTTAATTTCAAGAGATTCTTGATAAGGCGTACGCTCATCATGAAGGCTCTTAATTGCGCGAATATTTGCTTGATGTTTCTCAACTCGGTCTTTCTCTGCTTGCTCCCAAGCATCACGTGGTGCCAAAACCTCATTGCGTAATAAATCAAGCTTCTTAACAATTGAGATTCGATCATCATCAATCACTTTGATTTGAGCTTTTTGTTCAGCTACTAATTCTTTGCCACATTTCTCAATAAGCGTTTTTGACTTACTGATTTTTAAAGCAAGCGAACCAATCGCATCACGGCCTTTTTAGTACTTACATCTGGTACATGAGAGCAAACTTCTTGAGCAATACGTTCATACAATTCATCTGTACCACCACGTTTAGCGAAAGCCGCTACAATTACGTTTTGTTCTAATACTTGTAATTCATTAACTGGCGCATTCATAATCTTCTCCTAATTCTTTGGTGGTTCTGGTAGTGGCATCCAGTGAGAAATGATGTGTTTCGCATCTTCAACGCCATCGCAAACAAATATTTCTTTTTGTGGTATCCACCAGCCAACTTCGATCAAAAGAGCGTAAGGGCGTGGATACCAAAACCCTTTTGCTGATCTTTAAGTAGGCATAAAATACTTGTTTCTTCTTGGAATGCTGGAAGCCTTTCTTCAACACTAATCCACTCCATCACACCACTCCTGCTTCTTCATCTGCCAATTCTTCGGCGTAGTACTCTAGCTGTTTGTTTAAGTCAGCCACTTGTGTTGATGTAAGTTGAAATAGAAGACCGATAGGAGTCTCTACATATTCAGTGCCAACCACTTCTACATGTGTGCGGTCATCTACAACGAGTTGGTCGTAAAACTGGTCTTTGCTTTCCTCTGGATTCATTAGAGAACCAACGACACGAACTTGCTTAACAACATCGGCAACAATCTTGCATTTCAAAGTTGCACAACCGCTTTCCAGTTCAAATGAAACAGTGTTGTCTTTAACTTCAAATTCACCAGACACTTGAAGCATTGGGAAAGAAGGGCATAGCAGCTCAGGCTTGTTAACTAACATATTCATTAGATAATCCCCCAGTGAACCGCCAAGATGAGGTTGAAGAACCCAATGAAACTAGCTAGTGCTATGTAGTTATCCATGAGAGGGCTCCTTTAAATCTTCACTAAAGTCGCCTTGAACTGGTTGACCAAGGATTACCGCCTTAGAAAGTGTTTCCATGAATTTTTCAGTTACTTTGCCTGCCCAAAAACATGAATTTCTATCTCTTAACTTCTTGATACCCACATTGAAGAGCTTGGTGCCTAAGTGTTCAGCAACTAGTTTGTTTGCTGTTGAGCCATCCCAAAGATCACCTTTGAATGTATGAACGCGAGCAGCTTGTATCTTAGGAAACATGCATGAAGGCTCTTTAATACGTAAACTTATCTTTGAACCACCAAAACCCTCTTTTGTTCCTTGGTGCATGTTGATAGATATGAAGAATCTCGCCACATCTAGACCAAATGGCACATCCAAGACGCTCATATACTTCAAATTTATAGTCATCAACTACAACACCAAGACTTCCATTAGGAACAGCAGATCCAAGCATCATGCCCGTACATCCAAGGTTATTAATTTCAATCGAATAGATCTTCATCACTTCACCCCCTCAACCTGAACTAAAACATGCTCTTGATGCTTTTGGGTTTGGTCTGCATCTGCTTTAAAGAAGGCAAAGGCACTGAAAGCTAGAATCACAAATACGCTTGCCATTACCAAGCCAGAGTTAGAATGTCTAATCGTCTGCTTGCGGTTCTGATTCTTGATCAGCTTTGCTATTAATGCTTTTTCTGTCATAATCTTCTCACTCATTGAGTAAAAGCACGCAGGTTTTAGTCGGTCTCGCGTGCTTTTTGTTAAGGAATGAGTAAAGAATACTTTACATATTATTTGTTGTAAAGAGGTATTTACAAATTATTGTAAACTACACTAAACAATATGCTTTAATAGACAAAGAAAACCCACACGGGGTGGTGGGTTTGTATGGTTAAGTTTGGCTACCTAATTTAGTGACGAAGGAATTTTGATAGGGGTTGAACTACAGCATAGTCAGAAAGGATAGCTTGCTCCGCTTTGTATTTATCATTCTCAGTATCATCAATAATAATATTAAAGGAAACATTATCATTTAAGTTTTGAGTATCGATCATTTTTCTCAATTGATAATTTGTTTTATTCTTATCTGCTTGTATGTAATCAATAAATGTACTGTTGTGTGAAAAATTAAAAGGGTATTTCTCCCCAGAGCGACCAGCAAGTTTAGGGCTTACCTCAATTGAGTGAAATTTTCTTTCTAGCACAACTCTAATTGAATCTAGAATTTCATCAATTGCTTGATGAGATCTTGATTTGTATTGGTAATTGATTAGCTTTCCAAGAAGTTCAGTATATTCAATTACAGTAAAATCTAGTTGTTTTATTGATGTCTCGGCAACCAAACACCCATCTTGTACAGAAATAGATTCATACATTTTGCAAAAGTATTTAATTTTATCAATCGCATCAAAATTTTCCACGCATACAGATTCTTCAAAATGACGAACATTTAGTCCATAGTCACTTAGAATAATTTGATCTCGTGTATTCTTATGCGCATAAACTACTGCTGGAGACCCATTTGGAAAAACTAGGGGTAGAGTGAAGCCACAAGAATTTCCTTGATCAGAAAACTTTTGGATAAAAGCATTCAAGACTGTATCTGAAAGATGTGCACTCATAGTAGCAACTCCCCCGCAAGAGGTTCCATTATATCACTCGACCTAATTTGCAAATTAATATTTTTAGCAAAAAGTTGAAACCATTTTGCCAATCTTCAAGATTGTAAGATAAGTCAATTTCAAATGAGTCATCAAGAAGATGAATGTGTGGTCCATAAAAACTTCACGCTTCTTTTTATCAACATGAGACCGCTGATGTTCTGGATATACACAAAGATCGTAAAGCCAGTTAGTCTTTTTCCAACTCTCTGAACCAAACCAAAACTATGCTTCATTGAATCTGGTGCAATATTTGTTCTTAAAAATATACTTAACCCCACAATATTTAGCTCGGTTGATGTTTCGTAAATCGGAGCTCCTGAAAATTTATAAAGCGATAGACTATTTATTTCTCTCGCCATCTTAACTGGGGACTCAAAATATTTTGGAGCCTCCAGTATTCTTTTCCCCCTCATCAAGGTCTCCAAAGCACCTATTCCCACTCATGCGCTTCTCCAAAATTATTCCCGAACCGTTATAAAGTACTGTGTCGGGTTCACAGTTTATTAATTATTTGTGTTATTAATTTTCTGACCTAGCTTTCCTTCTTTTACCAACTGCACAACCTGCTCATTAGTAAGCACAGGAATAAAGACTTTGTCGCCAATATCTTTAGAAAGAATCTTTACTTCTTCGGCTGTTAGCACCAAAGCTTCACCATGTTTCGCAGCATCATTGATGCGAGCAATAATCTGGTTGATTGGTAGTTTAGAGTTGTCCATAAGTCTTCCTGTGATTAATGCGAATAAGGATGTTCTTGTCTGTGCTGACTTGGCGGCACGATATCTGTAATAGCGGTAATACTTTCAACTTCATCCATGTCAAAAGATAGGCGTTCGCCACCATTAACAGCCAACAAACTCAAAACCCCACCATTTATTCCAACAAATTCCTTAATTGTGCAGCGTCCATCCTTTAAGCACACTTGTACAAATTCAGTTGGAACCGGTTCAGCATCTGGATCGCAAACTACATACCAGCCATTACGAATTGCTGGAAACATTGAGTCGCCAGTGCCTTTAATACCATAGGCTCTTGGACCCGCTGTATGAGTTGGAACATAACCATCACCACCGTTACCTTCGTAACCCATATCTGTGAAATACCCATCCATACCCATCTTTGAATAGGCTTTAACAGGAACGTATCTTTTTTGAATAGGGAATGGCTTAGTTGGTGTTTGGACAAATTTAACAGCTTCTTCACTATCTGGAATATTGTACTTCTGCTTAAAAGCCTCAATATCTAGAACGTTTAATTGTGCGCTACTGCCATCCATTGGTGTGGCAACCATTTTATTACTTTGTCCAGCAAGCCAATCTTTGGAAACACCTAAAAACTCAGCAGCTTTAACTAAATTAGACCCCTCTAATTCTTGGGTTGGGCCATTTACCCATAGTCCAACATTAGCTCTGCTCACACCAGCAAATCTAGCCAACTCAGTATTTTTGAATCTTTTACCAGTTTGAGACTCATAGTGCTTTATAGCTAAAGACATTCGCTCTTGAAGAGTGCTCATAGTGTAAATCTCATGGCTATTGCCATAAACAAAATGTAAAGAAATCTTAACTTTTCGATTGTAAAGCTTGCTAAACTTTTTACAGTAAAGTAGACTTGACAAAGCAAAGTCGAAATAAGGAATAAATATGCGAATTGAGATGAAAACATCTGATGTTTTGGCTCGGTTCAATGCGCCAAAAATCGCAAAACTCTTAAAAATTAGCCGTCAAGCAGTTTACCAGTGGGGTGAATTTGTACCTGAAGCTGCTGCATTTAAGTTGCTTGAACAAGAACCAACACTACCAGTTAAGAGGGTGCCATGAGTCTTGAGAAAGAAGATCTTCGTTTGAAGATGCTCCCAGACATGATGGAACGTTTGAGATTGGTCTCTGATGTACGTGGTAAAGACTATGCGCATCAAGCTGTAATCCTCTTAGAGAAAGCCATTATGGGTGAATATCATGAGGTTAGCTTAATGCTTGAAAGAGCTGAAAAAATAGGAAGAAAAGGGAGCGTTTAGGATTGGTTGGGAAACTTGGGGTAAACCCAGAATCTCAAATATTAGAATTAAAAAGCCTGATCTCGTAAATCAGGCTCAATGTTCAATCGGAGAAGGACCAAATGAACTATCAAATATTAGCAGACATTGAACTAAATCGGAAGATTAGTTTGTTTCAAAAAGCGGTTGAGGCTTATGTGCTTAATCGAACTCTCGAAAACTCTATGGCATTGGCTAAAGCGAAAGCTGATTTAGCTGCATTTGTATTGAGAGGTGTTTGATGAATACGGCTTTTAACCTGGAACAATTTCTCAAGCAGGCCACCCCAGTGGAAGATAAATACACTAGAACACCAAATTACCTGGTGGATAAGGGCTATGTGTCTGAAATGACGGGTAGCGCTTTGAAATGCTACGTAGTGATTAACCGCTTTACTGATGGTTTTTGCCGTAGTAACTGGTCGATTACTTCTAGCTTCCTTCAAGAAAAGACTGGAATCAAGAAATTAAAAACACTTACTGACTCAGTTCGCCAGCTTGAACAATTGGGTTTGGTTTTAGTGGTTAGATCAACTGGTGAAACTAACAAATTTTCAATCATTCATCCTGAGTTTGAACCACCTGCCAAAATGGATGGTAGTACCGATAATGGTATGGACACTACCCCCGAAAATGGTATGGGGAGTACCCACCAAAATGGAGGGGAGACTACCCCCGAAAATGGTACTACTAAGAAAGAAACAAATAAGAAAGAAAATATTAAGAAAGATATATGTGAAATTTTCGAGTTCTGGAAAACCACATTCAGCAAAAATGAAAAAACGATTCTATCTGACAAACGAGCTAGAAAAATTCAGTCTCGTCTCGCTGATGGATATCTGGTTGAAGACATCAAACATGCAATCCTGAATTGCTCTAAGTCTGATTACCATGTTCAAGGTGGTTATACCGATATTGAATTGATTTGCCGTGAACCTGAAAAACTAGATCGTTTTATCAATATGTTCCCAAAAGAGCAGGATAAAACCAACTCTGATAATTCAGAAACAAAGCGTAATGCACCTGTATTGATTCGCAAAGAATACAAGGGGGCTAAATAATGGATTACTTACATTCAGTCCCTACAGAGCAAGGTGTATTAGTTTCTTTGTTATCTCTTGCTGATGGTGTGGATCAATATGTTCAACGCCTAAACCGTGATTACTTCTCAGGAAAACATCAGATTATTTTTGATGCGATTAAAGCAATCCACGATCGTGGTGAACAAATTGATTTCATTCTTGTATGGGACGAAATCAAGAAAAACCCATTGAATCTTCACCACATTGATGAGCAGTACATGCTTACGCTGAATGCAGAAGCGCCTACGCTTATTTCAACACTGGAACAACACATCGAGAAGCTTCACCGTTTAATGGTTCGTCGTAAGTTCGTAGACATTTCTGTGCTTATGCAGGGTATGGCAAAGGACTTCACCACAAACCTAGATGAGATGCTCAATAAAACTCAGAACATGATTGCTGAAATCGGTGACAACTCTGAGAAGAAATCACTTACCTATGTGAATGAGTTTGTAGCACGTCTCTATGCGGATCTAGAAGAAACTTGCATTGCACGAAAGAACGGCACTTATGTTGAAACGGGCTTAAGAACAGGATTCATTGCACTAGACAACAAAATCGGTGCTCTACGTCGTGGCAACTTTGTTCTGATTGGTGCCCGTCCATCAATGGGCAAAACAACATTCGCTCAAAATATTATGAGTGATATGGCAATCAACCAAGACCTTGTTGTTCAGTTCCATTCACTTGAGATGACTGAGGAAGAAATCAGGGACCGTATTGTTTCAGGTGTCGGACAAATCAAGCTTCGCAATATCAAGTCTAAGTTTCTTGAGGATGATGACTGGGGGCGTTTAGTTCAGGCTAACAAGATGCTTGAAAATGCCAAATTCGGAATTGATGACACGGCTAATGCATCACTCTCTGATGTCCGTCGTCAAGCAAGATTACTTAAAGCTAAGTATGGCCGTGTAGACGCAATTTTCGTTGATTACCTACAAATCATGAAAAGCCCAGTTGTTACTGATAACCAAGTTAGAGCAATTGGTGAAATCTCAAAAGGGTTGAAAGCAATCGCAAAAGAATTTGATTGCGTTGTATTCGCTCTATCTCAACTTAGCCGCAACTTAGAGAACAGACCTAACAAACGTCCAGTTAATGCCGATCTTCGTGAATCTGGGCAATTGGAGCAGGATGCAGACGTGATTCTTTTCATTTACCGCGACGAAGTTTACGACAAGAACTCAAAAGATGCAGGAACTGCTGAAATCATCATCGGAAAGTGCCGTGATGGAGAGGTGGGAACTGTACGTCTAGGTACTGATTTAGCAAGAGCAACATTTGCAGATCTTGATCCTGCTTATCTCGCTAGCTTGCAAGAGTTTGGAGGTGCAGCGTGAAAGCAATAAAACGAGTTAAAGCATTCCAAAACATTTTTGACATTTTGTTATTCGCTACACATGCAACACAACCTTTCACGATGAAGGATTTGCATGACCATGTGTTAGATGCACCTAACAACACTATCCAGTGCTATGTGCAGGAATTAATTAAAAGCGGCTACTTGGAAAAGGACTCATACGCAACTTACAAAGCAACTCAGTTTGCAAAGGACATCCTGAATGTTAAAGGGGAGCTGAAAGCATGATCGAATTTGTAGATTACAACGCAATGATGAAGCTCCGCAGAGATTACAACCTCGGTACTCGTAATGAAGAAACAAGAGCAGCAGCGAACCTCTATGAGAAATTAAGAAAGCTGAAAATGCTAGACCAGCTTAAGCAGGAAGCCATTACTAAACGTTACAAGGAGGCGGTATGAGCAAGAAAAAGGAGCCAGCCATGAGTGAGTTTAAAGTCGGGGATTGGGTTAAACGCACAGACAAAATAACCGAGTCTATCTACCAAATAAGCAGTATTGATAAGGATCTTATCAAGTGTAATTTCATAAAGAATGGGGAAAACTGGCGCCTTCATACAACTAAAGGAGAGATTGAATTTGCCACACCCGAAGAAATCGCAGCAGGGCATCGTATTGATTTAGAAACCCTCCGCGACTGTGACACTAGTCCGAATTGCAAGAAGTTTGATGAGAGGGTGAAGTGATGAGAAGTGAATTTGAGAAGTGGTTAGACGAAAACAATATGTTCATGGAAATTGAACGTAAATTTAACCAAGAGCATAACACTTACGAGTATTGTGCAATTCGTTGGATATGGGAATCTTGGCAACATCAACAATCCAAAGTGGATGAGCTGCAAAAGCGAGTGGATGCGGTCAAGCAATTAATTGAAGATTATAGAGACCCACCAACAGAAGATAAGACATTTCAACATGCGTTATCAATTGTTGCGAAGGAGTTAGAGCAAGCGCTCAAGGGGGAGCAACCATGAATTTTGATAACGAAATGATTAAGGGTATTTCTCAGAGTGATTTTGAAAAAGCCTTTGCTAAGCAGATGATGAAAGATCGAGTTTCTGATCAGATGCAAAAGGATATGGAAGCTCTGCAAAAACTTAATAGTGGCAATTATGTGATTGTGCCAAAAGAACCAACTCAAAGAATGCTTAACGCTGGTCATGTCGCGATGAATCCTGTCAAAGGGTCAGATGTCCATTCGAGCACCAATCAAAAGCGTCGTGAATGCTACAAGGCAATGTTAAGGGCTTATCAGGAGTATGGTGATCAATGACCACATTCAAAGAGGCTCAAATCATCATTGGCATCGATCCTGACTTGGAAAAGTCGGGAGTTGCCATTCTAGGGAATGATCTTCAACTCAAAAATCTAACTTTTCCTGAAACTGTTGAGCTATTCAGAAATGAACAGGACAGCATCAAAAAGGTTGTGATCGAAGCAGGCTGGGAAAATAAGAAAGCAAACTTCAGAGTAGGTGGTGGTCACTCAAAACAAGTGAACGAGCAGATTGCTAGACGCGTTGGGATGAACCATGCAACAGGCATCTTGTTAGCAGAAATAGCACAGGCTTTAGGCTTAGCAGTCTTACTGGTGAAGCCTACTAAATCAAAACTCAATGCAGAGCAGTTTAACAAGATTACAGGTTGGCAAGGGCGTACGAATCAAGAGCAGCGTGACGCAGGCATGTTGATCTGGGGAATGCAAGGGAAGAAGGTGGCGTGATGGTCTTTTACGAAGTTGGGACATATGAACAATATGAAGAAGGTTTTCATGCTTTCTTTCGCACTCGATATGAAGATAAAGCTGAACAAGTCAAAGCATGGGCAGAGGAGTACCAAGCTAAGACACCTGAATGGCCTACAGGTGAGACTGATGAAAAGCAGATTCAATATATGGATCTTGTTCGAAAAATTGATGATGAGTTTGCGGAACTGATCGGTAAGAAGTTCCCAATCTCAAATTATTCAAAAGAAATGTACTCAATACTTATAAACAAAGCAGAACTAGACGATTAGGGTGACGGTATGAAATCAAAGGTAGATGTAGATGCATTAAAGCTCACACTCCAATGGCAAGGATTCTTTCTAAAGGGATGGTTTGAAGATCATTGGTGTGACCTCAAGGACTATGCAGAAGCTTCTTTAAAGCTGCTTCTAATCATCCTGAGAATTTTATTTTCTCCAATTCTCATTATTTATGTCATTTGGCAAACCAGAAAAATGTATGGACAGATAGCGAGCGGAGAAGCCAATAGAGAAAAAGTTAGAAATCACATTAAGAAATACAGCAAGTAAGGGTGACGGTATGAATGCAGTAGTAACGGAAAAATTATCAAATCTTGAATGGGTTGGTCAGCAAATGAGAGCTAAGACAGCAAGCTATGAAACGTCTACTGCATCGACAGGAGAGAAGGCGCCTACATGGGAAGAACGTTGCGGGGCTATTGCTTCAATTGAAGATGAAGCAACTAAGGCATATTGCGAGATGCTGGTGTGGGGTGATTCAAGAGATACGACACAAGCATTCAAAACACTTGTAGAGCATATCGGTGAAATCTTATATGAAGCGGCAAGCAAAGAGCGCCAGCGACATCACTTTGATTTGAAGCTGTTCTGCATGAAGGTGGCTCGAATGCAGGTATTTTTTAAGATGCGTCCAGTGATCAAAGAAGATCGTACTTTGCAGGGACAATTGAAGTTCTGCGGGATTGATGAGATCAAAGCTGACACATACAGCAAAAACTATGCTTACCTTGGTGCGATGGTAGATATTATTTTGAAAGACATGGAAGATGAAATCGATTTCTATGTAGGGCAATACCGAAAAAAGCTAAACAATTGACAGCTAAACGGATTTAAGGTAATGTTTTTATATACTGGTCGTATTACGGATTTCCGAAGACCAACACATCAAAGCTCATCGAAAGGTGGGCTTTTTTGTTTTCTGTGGTATAAGTTTATCTCCAATAATAAAGGGGATAATAATGTTTAATAGAGAAACACTTAAATTAATCAATTCTGCAACTGGTGAAGAAAGGGAATTACAGCAATGTAATGTTGGTGAGAACAGCATCCACAGCAAGGATATCAAAGTTCCTGTAAGAGAAGGTGACTTCCTCATTAGACAACTACCAAGTGGATTGGAGGAAAAATATCAAGTGTTAGATGTTGTGGCGTACACAAATTTACTTCCTCATTATGAACTGAAAGTGAAAAAATCTAATCCTCAAAAGACCTCCTTCGGGAGGTTTTCTTTTATGCCCTGCTTCGGTGGGGCTTTTATTTTTACGCCATTCGTCTAATTGGATAAGACATCATAATTCTAGTGTGATTGATGCGGGTTCGAGTCCTGCATGGCGTGCCAAATTCTAAACCCCTCGAATTCGATACCTTTAAAACTACAAATAAAGGACTGGATTTAGCTCCACTTACAAGGAGATCCACATGCTCCGATTCTTATTATGTTTATTCGGCCTACACGGTGCGACCGAGATCGACTACACAGTTGATGATGAAGAAATCAAAGTGTGCCGAGAATGTTTAAAAGAGATTGATTAATTTCTCCATAGCCGGACGGATTTCGGCACATAAGGCCCCGCTGAATACTGGTTATTGGCGGGGTTTTTCTTTCTTATTGGTGGTGATCATGGACACAATCGAAGCGAAGAAGAATTTAAATGCTTTGTGCAATGAAATAGAAAAGCTTCAAAATCTTTCACGTGGCTTAATGACCGCCAAAGAAATGGTTGAAGTGGACGCTAAGATCAAGCGACACAAAGAACAAGTGAAGAACATTAGAAGCAATCTTTATGCGTGATGCAAAGCGACTTGCAGCAATAAGAAAATTACCATGCGTTATGTGTGGTAGAACACCAGTGGATGCAGCTCATAGCAATCAAGGTGCTCATAACAAGGGCATGGGATTGAAGGCTTGTGATTCAAAGACGATCCCGCTTTGCAGGCAACACCATATTGAATATGACCAACTGCTAACAATGACAAGAGAGCAAGCAGTTATCTGGTTTGATGCAATGTTAGAAAAAACAGAGCGGATGCTTAATCTTAAAGATGAAGAAATATTTTAACTGAGCCAATAGGCTCTTTTTTTTTGTGAGAAAGAAAATGGCTCAACCAGGAACATTTAATAAGTGTAAGAAACAAATTGAAGGTGCAATTAAGCGTCAAACTAAGAAAGGCGAAAGCTTTTGTGCAATGGATCTTCCTTACCACCTTAAAGAAGATAAAGAATTAACAGATGCGTATCTCCAAGAATTAAAAGATCGCGGTTTCACTATTGAAATTAGTACGCCTTCTGATTGGCCAGAGTTATGCGGGAAAGTGAAATGGTAAAGCCGATTGTAGAAATACTTGAAGATAAGTTTGAAGTTGAGCTCTTAGCTTTTCTAAATCAATTCCAAATAGAAAATGACTGCAAAATAAAAGAGTGGTCGTTTGTTCCCGATGGGAGCAGTAACTATACATTGCGCGTAGAGATTGAAAAGGAAGATTCAAATCTGGTGTGCTGAGTGAGGTCAAAATGAAAAGTAGTGATATTGCAAACGTTATTGTCATGGTGGCCTTCCTTATTTGTATGGCTGTAATAAAGGTGTACGGCAGTTAGTGAGGTCAAAATGGAACCACGATTCGTCATCAAAAACCATTCTGACATCAACTATGTAATTGGCTATCTCAATAGTAATCATGCAAAGGCAGCGAATGAAGGGAAGCCGTTAGTCGTACTGATTGCACCACAAGTAACCGATAGGACAAAGGCGCAAAACCGTTTGTACTGGATGTGGCTTAATCAATGGGCTAAGAAGCAAGGAACGGATAAAGATTACGAACACTTGTTCTTCAAAAGAACTTCCTATCCAAAATCTATGATCGTGATGACGTTGGACAATACAAGAAAACATTCAGGGCTGTTAGAGAGTTGAAGGATTCTAAGCATCCACTCTATCAAGACGTAGCAAACGGCTTATGTGAGCTAATGAGCACTACAGATGCAAGCACAGCTCAATTCACCGAATACCTAAACGACATTCACGCATTCTGCAACAAACAAGGGTGTTACTTGGAAACGCCTGATGATCTTAAGTGGTGTTATCAAAATGAGCAGTGAACCAAATTTACAAGATGTAGTGCTTAAGCTGATAGAGCAAAACAATAAGCTGATTGAACAGAATAGCTTGATCGTCCAAATCAATGCAGAACAATCTGCTCAGTTATCCGAAGTTCTATTAATGCTTGAAGATAGTGAACCAGCACAACGGTCAGGATCACTAGATGGGTGATGTTATGAATTTCGATATAGAGCAAATGAGGATTAATAACGATGCCTAGAATAGTTTCAGTCATTCCACCTAAGGATGAATCCAACATTACTAAAGCACAGGGTACAAAAATATTGCTTGATAATGGCGAGTACCTACGATGTGTCCACAAAATCACTTTAGTAGCAGAAGCTGATTCGCCGTGGAAAGCTATCATTGAAGTGTACCCACAAAATCAAGAGCAAATTGATGCAGTATTAGCTGATCTTGAGGTGGTTAAGCGCTACGAGGCGAGTAACCGATTAGCTGAAATAAAGGAAGAGATGCAAAAACTTCAAGATGAGAAAGCATTTCTTGAGCAAGAGTATGGTTCGCCAAAGACGGGTGTTTGGACTGATGGCGTGGACTATGTTTCTAAGGAAGGGACTTTCTTGGTTGATAAACAAGAGAGAGTTTTAAAACCACCTAAGAACGATACTCTAACTGAGTATCTTAAAAGTCACCCTCGATATTCGACAATCATTCCACCAGTAACAGGAAAGGTTAAAGATATCCATGGTGTTATTCATTCGCTTCCAGATCTAAAAGGTGAGCAAGATGATTCCGAAGAGCATTATTAATAATCGTTTGAGGTTTTATGGATTGGATAATCTTGAGCAGCCGCATTTAATGGTTGAGATCGAAACTCCAGAAGTCCAGCGTAAACAATTGGAACTCCGTTTAGTTAAGTTGGTCCAAGAATATCAACGCAATGGGTTAGATATCGATTGGATATCCATTGACTTACTTAATGGTGTAGATGCGCGAGTAAACTTAAATGAAACTCCAAACATTCAAGAACAAGTTACAGACGCTAAAGGCACCCGCACAAACCCAGAAGAACCCTAAACAAAACAATTGGGGTTCAGGTCGTGGTGGTCGTCCTTGGCGTAGGCTCAAGGCAAAGATACATCTAAGAGATAAGTACACATGTCAATGCTGTGGTGTAGTCACCATGGAACTTGAGTTAGATCACATCGTTAATATTGCACAAGGTGGCAATGATGATGAGTCAAACCTACAGAGCTTGTGTGTGCCATGTCATAAAGAGAAGACATTGAAGGAGAGTAGGCAGTGAGTTCAAATCTTATTTATGTTCGTGATTGCAATGCTGACGCGGATGTCTACTTTGATCCGAATGGTGTTGAAGGGCTTACGATTAAATGGACAGGTAAAAGGACTACAGCGTGTACATATATGACGTAGTTATGTATATGCGAAGTGGCAACATTATTACTTGTTCTGTCAAAGAAGATGCAAAGGAAAAGATTCAGAAGATCTTGCATTAGGTGGGGGGAGTCCAAAGTTCTGAGAGCTAAGTGCTCGGACACCGCCGCCCTCCTCACTTATAAGAAAAAATCAGTTTTCAAAAATATGTTAAAGGAGGGTATATGGCTTTAACAGAAAAAAGAAGGCATTTGCCCTCGCAAAACGAAAAGGCAAGGATAATAAAGAAGCTGCAATTTTGGCTGGATGCCCTGAAAAGACTGCATCTGCGGCAGGTGCTCGTTTGGCAAAAGACCCTGATGTTATTGCCTTTCTGGAACGACTTGAAGAAGCCACTCCAGAGCAAGCTGTTAAACACGAGGTTAAACCTTTAACAACTAATACAACTATTGAGGCTGCAAAGAATCTTGCAGACCCATTAGCTTTTTTAGAGTCTGTTTACAGTGATCCTGTCGAAGATATGGCTTTAAGAGTTCGGGCAGCACAAGCCGCCCTTCCATACGTCCACGGGAAAGTTGCCGAAAAGGGCAAGAAAGAAACCAAAGCAGAAACTGCAAGAGAAGGTAGTAAATCAGGAAAGTTTGCAACTTTAGATAATCAATTGATGAGCTAAATTATGTCTTCAATGTCACCCATCTGGACTACAGCTTGCCCAGACTGGGCGACCCGTATTGTTTCTAAACAATCGTTAATGCCGTGTAAGCCATTATTCCCCAAAGTGGCTGACGTAGCGGAACGTATCTTTAAAGAGTTAATTCTTGTTGATGTGATGGGTAGCCCTAAGATGGGCGATGTCACATTGGAATGGGTGATCGAGTTTGTTCGTGCAATCTTTGGCGCATATGATCCAAGCACAAAGCGCAGATTAATTCGTGAATTCTTTCTTTTGATTTCGAAGAAGAATACTAAATCTACGATTGCCGCCGGCATTATGCTTACTGCATTAATTCTTAATGATCGACAATCTGCCGAACTAATTATTCTTGCGCCTACTAAAGAAGTTGCTGATAACTCATTTAATCCAATCCGAGATTTCATTCGCGCAGATGAAGAATTAAGTGAAAGATTTAATGTATCTGAGCACACAAAAACAGTTACGCATCTAGGTACCGGAGCAACACTTAAAGTTATTGCAGCAGAATCCAATGCAGCAGCAGGTAAGAAAGCTTCTATTATTTTGATCGATGAGGTCTGGTTATTCGGTAAACGTGCCAACGCTGAATCAATGTTCCGTGAAGCAAAGGGTGGTTTAGCATCACGTCCAGAAGGTTGCGTGATTTATCTGTCTACCATGTCGGATGAAGTGCCATGTGGTGTATTTAAACAGCTTCTCGACTATGCCCGTGATGTGCGAGATGGAATAAAAGAAGATAAAAGCTTTTGCCTCTTATCTATGAGTTCCCAAAGTATTTAGTTGAAGCAGGTGAGCACTTAAAGCCTGAAAATTTCTACATCACAAACCCAAACTTGGGTGCTTCAGTTGATCTTGAATACCTTATTTCAGAGTTTAAAAGGTCAAAGATGCAGGTGAGGAATCACTTCGAGACTTCTTGGCCAAACACTTAAACATCGAAATCGGCATGAACCTTCGTGCTAATCGTTGGGCAGGTGCAGAATATTGGAATGCTCAAGCTAAAGATATCCAAATCGACCAACTAATTGAGCTATCCGATGTCATCACTTTGGGTATCGATGGCGGTGGTCTCGACGACTTGCTTGGCTTTGCTGCTTTAGGTCGTTTATCAAAAGATCCGCGAATCTGGTGGTTATGGAATCATGCATGGGCAAATAAGATTGCTTTAGAACGTCGCAAAGAAAACGTTCCAAAATATGAAGACTTCAAGTCTGAGGGTTCTCTTACCGTTGTTGATCGTGTAGGCGAGGACATTGACCAACTGGCAGCAATTGCCAAGAAGGTTTATGACAGTGGCAAGCTCAATAAGATCGGACTAGATCCATTGGGCTTAGGGGGCTTACTTGACGGGTTGTTAGAAGTTGGAATACCAGAAGAGTCGATGCTTGCTGTTCCACAAGGCTACAAGTTGATGGGTTATATCCTTACAACAGAAAGAAAACTTGCAGAAGGAAATCTCTTCCATGCTGGACAACAGCTAATGACTTGGGCAGCAGGTAATGCCCGTGTCGTGATGGTTGGCAATGGTATGCGAATCACCAAACAAGAATCTGGTGTAGGAAAGATTGACCCATTGATCGCCACATTTAACGCAGTTGCTCTTATGTCCATGAATCCAGAACCAACAAACAAAGAATATAACGTCTTTTCGTCTAATTAAATTTTTAACTCAAGGCTCGCTTAATGCGGGCTTTTCTTTTAAAGGAGAGCTTAATGCCTGCTCTACAGAAATCATTTGGCTCTTTTGAAATCAAGAGCACAGACGAGGAAAAACGAACTTTTAAAGGGATTGCAAGCACACCAAATGCAGACCGTGCAAAAGACATCATGGTCCCAAGAGGGGCTAAGTTCGAGCTTCCTATGCCGCTTCTTTTTCATCATGAGCACAGCGCTCCGATCGGTCAGGTCATTGATGCAAAGGTTACTGATAAGGGAATCGAAGTAGAGATTCATATCCCAGAAATTAAAGAAGAAGGGAACTTAAAAGCCCGTGTCGATGAAGCCTATCAAAGTCTCAAGTATGGACTAGTTAAGGGGCTTTCAGTTGGGTTTTTAGCCGATTGGGAACAGGCCGAATTTATCAAAGGTGGTGGCATCCAGTTTAACGAGTGGGAGTGGTACGAGCTCTCACTAGTGACCATCCCATGCAATCGCGACAGTTCAACAGATTATTCAAAAGCTTTCGAGGAATACAAAGCCGCGTTGGGCAAACAACCTCAGAAACCCGCAGCAGATGGCGATTCATCTGAGCAAAAACACGTAATTGTAAAACTTAATAGCCCAACAAAGGGTGGAGTAAAACTATGAATGAATATTTAAAAAATTGCTAAAGGCATTAGCTGAAAAGAACCAAGCAATGCAGACGGCATTATCTAAATCGGCCGCAGCTGGTACTACACCAGATGAAGAAACCGAAAAAGAAATCCAAGCTCTCGAAAAGAAATTGCAGCAATTGAAGTCAACATCGAGCGCACTAAAAAGCAAATCGCTGCTACTGAAGCTGCCGCTGAAAATGCGACTCCTGTTGCTGGTGATAATCCAGAAGAATCTAAAAATCTGCGAAAGGTGATCCAGATCCAAAAGGCGACAATAAGATTATTGTTAAGTCGAACCTTCCTAAAGGTGTTGGATTTGCACAATATGCCCAAGCAAAACTGATTTCTCAGTTAAATGCTAAAGAAGGCCGATTCGAGTCGCCATTGGAAGTTGCTAAGAAAATGGGCTTTGGTGCAGAAGTTCAAGACTTAATTACTAAGGCGACTCTTGGTACTACGACTGATTCAGGTTTTGCAGCGACATTGGTACATGAGAACCATTTGGTTGGTGAGTTTGTTGAATTGCTTCGCCAAGCAACTGTCTTCGATAAGCTTCAAGGCTTCCGTGCAGTTCCTTTCCGTTCAAAAATTCCTTCTCAAGTAACAGGTGGTACGGCTTCATGGGTTGGTGAGGGTGCTGCTAAGCCACTTACAAACCCAACTTTTAGTGAAGTAGAAATCGGAGAGCACAAGCTAGCTGCTATTACGGTTTATACCCAAGAGTTGATGCGTCGCTCAGATCCTTCTGTAAGCGTGCTGGTACGTGATGACTTAATCGCTGCAAGTGCAACATTGGTCGATAACACCTTCCTTGATGCTGTAGCAGCTTCTTCAACTCGTCCGGCTGGTGTACTTAATGGTGTAACCATGACGCCAAACACTGGTGAGACGGCAGCTGCATATGAAAAAGATTTACTTGCATTGATTAACACTTTCGTTACTAACAACTTAAGTTTGGATGGTGCGTACTTCTTGATGTCAGAAACACGTGCAGCACAAATCGCTTTGTTACGTGATGCCTTGGGTAATTCTTACTTCAACGGCATGGCATTACGCGGTTCTCGTACCTTGCTTGGTATTCCTGTAATCACTTCACAAGCACTTGGCAACAAAATCATCCTTGTGAAAACAAGCGAG